CTAATGCTACATTTAATGATAGATATGTTGTTTATAACTATGGACAAGATAACGCTAATTTACCTATGGGTAATTGGTATACAGGTACGAATACAAATTCTATAAGAACAACTTGGATAGACTCACTTGTATATCCTAAACCATATGCAACTGCATACAACAGTTCTAGTTCAGGAACTTTTCCAGAAGTTGTTGGTGAAAGTGGTTTAGGACAAACTGTGCTTTTTGAACACGAAATAGGAACAGATCAAGTTAATCCTGATGGTAGTACGACAGCACTAACTTCTTTTGTTGAGTCTTTTAGTTTTTCTTTACAAAAAGATCAAAGTGAAGTGTTTTTAGCTATGCGTAGATTTTTACCAAACTTTAAAGTGTTAACAGGTAACAACCAAGTAACTATATCTGTAAAAGATTTTCCAGCTGATGATAGTACAGCTACAAACTTAAGTCCTTTTACAATAACATCTAGCACAACTAAAGTTGACACTAGAGCTAGAGGACGTTATGCAAATATTAAAATAGAAAACACAGGGGCCGGTGAATCGTGGAGATTTGGTACGTTTCAAGTGGACCTACAACCAGATGGAAGGAGAGGCTAATGGCAAAGATAGTAGTGAGATTACCGGAACCTAAAAAAGAATACAGTGAAGATAACCAAAGACAAATAAATAGAGCGTTATCTATTTTGATAGAACAATTAAACTCAACATACTTAACACAACAAAAAGAAGACCAAGAACGATTTACTTGGTTAGGATTAGGATAGTGGCTAATATATATAAAAATGATAAAGTAAGTTTAACAACTACAGATGTTACGACTTTATATACAGTACCATCTAATTCACGTGCTATTGTTAAATCTCTTTTGGTTGTAGAAGACGCATCTGGATCAGCGGTTGTTAAAGTAACATTAACTAATGCATCGGGCACAGCTTTTGTAGTAGATAATGATGTCACTTTAACATCAGGTCAAAAAGAACAAGTATTAAGTGAGCCTTTAATTATGTTAGAGAGTGAAATATTAAAGGTGCAGGCAACCAGCGGTAATGTGGATGTTATCGCATCTATATTAGAAATTAACAGGGAGGACAGATAATGCCATTTGTAGAACAAGAAGAAAGTTACGAAGATCAAATAGTAGATGGTAAAACAGTAAAAGTATATAAACCAAGAGTCGAAGTGACTATAAAACACCTTAAAACAGGCAGAGAATACTTGTCTGATAAAGAGGCAGAAGAAGATGTAAATAGTCCAGTAACTGACACTAAACAAGAGGATATATCAAGAAGTGTCAATGTTGTTGTGGGACCATCAGCTTTTGGTAATAAAACTAATATATAGGATCGTTGACGATTGAACAAAAAACAAGTAAATTAGAAGATTATGGGTATATTATCAGATTTAAACGAAAAACGTAAAGAAGCACAAAGAAAACTTAAAGACGAGTTTTTAGGTTTTACTAGTAGTGTCAGTAGAAAATTTGTACCTAGAGAATTAAGACCAGCTCTACCATTTTTATCAGCAGCGGTGCCTTTTTTAGTGCCAGCTAGTGGTATTTTTGCTGGGCCACTTGGTCGAGCTCTTTTATCATCAGGATCAAATTTATTAGCTCAAGGATTATCAGATCCAGAAGCAGAAGAATTAAATTTATTGTCAGCAGGTATAGCTGGCTTAACAGGTGCCTTAAGTTCACCAGAAGTATCTGGTAGCATGAGATCTGGTATTGAAACAGGGGGAGCAGGAACATCAGCTAGAGAAGCAGCAATTATGAAAGCTTCTGGAGTAACTCCTGAACCAATAGGATTTATGCAAGGTGCAGAAAATATTGGTAGAGAAGGCATAGCAACTTTATCTGATGTTGTAACAGGAACTGGAGAAACATTTAGAAAATTTGGAAAAGATCCAGGACTTTTATTTGAAGCAGGTAAAAAAGGTGCAAGATTTCCAGGATTAAAAGAATTAGGTGGAGCAATTGCAATACCAGCAGCACAAGGAACAGGAGATCTAGCATTTACAGAAGCAACTAAAGCACTAAGAGAATTTAATGCAACACAGGCAGCAGAAATGGCACAGGCAGGAGCAGATATGGAGGCAATTGCAGCAGCTAGAAGAGATGCAATTAGATTTGCTATGGAGGTAAATGACTTTACAGAGGATGAAATAATGGAGGTATTTAATGAATTAGGATTAAAAGAGGGTGGTATTGTATCTTTAGCAGAAGGGGGTATGTTAGACTTTGGTGGAAAAGAAATGGATTTAAGAAAAGGCGGTTTCGTGCCAATAGGCAAAAAAGAAAAAGCAGATGACGTGCCGGCACGATTATCTAAAAACGAATTTGTAATGACTGCTGATGCAGTCAGAGCAGCGGGTGGTGGTAGTGTTAATAAAGGAGCACAACGTATGTATGATTTAATGAATAACTTAGAGGCTAGAGCATAATGTCAGTAGACCAAACACAAGTACTACCGGCACCGGTACTAGAAGGCGCGCTTACAGCCTTTACTAGAAAATTAACACCACTTATTGGACAAAAAATAGATACAACAAAATTTGATCCACAAGTTGCAGCACAAACACAACTACAAAAAGATGCATCAGCTGCAGCAGCAGGACTAGGATCTTTAGTTGGACCACAAGCCTATCAACAATTTATGTCACCTTATCAACAAGAGGTGATTGATACTACACTTGCAGAATTTGATAGACAACAAGCAATACAACAAACAGGATTAAGAGATAATGCTGTAAGACTAGGTGCTTTTGGTGGAGCAAGAGCAGGTATACAAGCGACAGAAGCAGCAAACCAAGCAGCATTAGGTAGAGCAGGATTACAAGCACAATTATTAGCATCAGGATTTCAAGATGCAAGAGCTGCAGCAGCAGATGATCTAGCGGCGAGACAAGGTCTTGGTGAATTCCAACAAGCTATGGGTCAAGCTGATCAAGCGTTTGCACAAGCACAATTAGATGCACAACAAATTGCTGGAAGAGAGGCACAGTTTGAACCATTTACAAGATTAGGGCTAGTAGGACAACAACTAGCACAAATACAACCGGGAGCATTACCTGTAACAACAGTCGGGTATCAACCAAGTGCAGCACCAGCAAGTCCATTAGCTAGTTTCTTAGGAGGCGCAGCCGGAGCAGGCGGTGTACTAGGTAAGTTAGGAATATTTGGATAATGAACACATTTAGAAGACCAATGTTTAGAGGCGGACCCGTCGATAGTCGAGGAACGGGGATTACGTCTGGGTTAGGATATGCAAAAGGTGGATCAGTAGAACCACAAGCAACTTTTGGAGTCGGTAATAATGCTAACAGAGATGCTAGTGGTAGAGAAAAACACGCTTTCTTTTTACCTTTTTTAGGATACAACGCTTTACGAACAGCTGCTATGCGAGGAATACCTGCAGCTCTTAGATATGGTAAAAATTTATTTTCTAGAAAACCACCAGTAATGTCTCAAAGCAAAGAATTAATTCCATATGTTGAACCCACTATGGGTCAAACATTTATGAGAAACTTAGGTCAGTTTGGTTCGATTCCAGGTTCAAGTTCTGTATTAAATTTTATAGCTAGAAATCCTAAAAAAAGTTTAGGAGCAGGTGCAGCATTTGGTTTATCAGATTATACAGAAATGCTACCAAGTGGCGAGACAATAGCTAGAACTTTATTACCTGGTAAATTAGAAAGAGCGATACTTGGTGAAGAAGAAGTAGAAAAAAAAGAAGATTTACCAACTATAATAAACAATTTAGCTACCTCTGATATTTTAAATAAAGCAGATAAAGATTTAGAAGATAGCAAAGTAGAACCAAAAGACATGGAAGAAAGCATAGATATAGATAAAGAAGTTTTTGCTAAAGCATTAGGTAAAGACAAAGCAAGAGGTCAAGATTTTGCAGACATGTTATTAAGTTATGCTGGTAAAGCTTTGAAGGATGATGCCACTGTTAGATCATCTTTTTCTGAATTCTTTGAAGAAGAAGCTAAAAGACCAAGCAGAGCTAGAAAAATAGATGACAGCGCTGCGGCTCTTGCAATTAATAAATATATAAAAGGTGAAATATCTAGAGCTGAGATGAACAAATTAATAGAATTAAACAGAACTAAAATAAGAGTT